ATGAAGTTGGTTAAAATCAACAAGCATTGGTTTGGCGAAAGAACAATCGGTCTGAATCGTCAATATCTTGCGAAAGGTGTGGACGAACAGGTTGATATGGTTGTTCGGATTCATCAAGATAGGAACGTTCGGATTGGTATGCATGCAGTTCTAGGAAATGGAGACCAATTCCACATCGACAATGTGCAACATTTGTTCGATGAGGACAACTTAAGATGTACAGACCTCACTCTTTCGAGATTGGAGAAATACTATGATGTTGCAGAGTAAATTGAAAACAATCGCAAACGCATTGACTTCAATCGAAGGGTTACGAGTGTATCATTATTTCAGGCCACAACTCGAAGCACCTTTTTGTGTATGGGCAGAGGATGGAGAAGGAAACAGTCTTCAAACTTCAAACCATAAAGCCGAGCAAGTAATCACAGGAACGATTGACTATTATACACAAGAAGAGTTTGATGAAAACATCGAAAGGATTCAAACTGTATTGAATCAAATTGAAAACTTCGGATGGTCAATCAATTCAGTTCAATATGAAGATGACACAGAGTTGATTCATTACGAATGGACATGGAGTATCTTCTGATGGCAAAGATTAAATTCAAAGGAATGGATGAATATGTATCCAAACTCGAGAACCTATCACGCAACACAGAACCTTATATCAAAAAAGCGATATATGAAGGAACTGCAATCGTGATGAGTTCCGTTAAATCATCTCTTGAATCAATTCAAACAGATGACACATATCACACCAATAGTGGTGTTCGAAAAGGACCTACTTCAATACAAAAGGAAGGTCTGATTCATTCGCTTGGTATCGCAAGCATGCGAGTTGATGGGCATTTCATAAATGCGAAAATTGGCTTTGATGGATACAATTTGGTGAGAACTGAAAAGTGGAAAAAAGGTCAACCGAACAATATGGTTGCAAGAAGTGTCGAGAGTGGAACCTCTTGGATGCGAAAACAACCATTCATGAGAAGAGCAGTCAACAGTGCAAAAGCAAAATGCGAAGAAGCGATGAAAGTATCAATCGAAGAATCTATCGAACAAATCATGCGATGATTCTTCTTTTATTATGAAAGGAGCAATGAACAATGGCAGTTCAACTTGGAGCAGTTGGAAAAGTGACAACAGGTTTTTCAAAACCTTACATCTCAAAGTACAACAACACAAATGGAACAATCTCTTTTACAAACACTCGAGTTCTCGCTCGTGGTGTTGAGGTATCAATTGAGCCTGAATCTTCTGACTTAAATATTTTCCACGCAGACAATTTACAAGCAGAAACATCAGGTGGATACATGACAGGTGGAACTCTAACATTGACAGTTGATGGACTGTTAAGAGAAGCAGAACAAATGCTTATGGGTTTACCTGAAGCAGGTGAAGATGGTTGGTTAGCGTATGGAGACAATCAAAGTTCACCATATCTCGCAGTCGGATTCTTAACAAGATACATGAGTGGTGGTGTTACATGTTACACACCAACCATCATCTTGAAGACTTTATTCAACCAACCACAAAAGACTGCACATACTCAAGAAGAAGACATCGATTGGCAAACTCAAGAACTCACTGCATCAATCGTTCGCAGTGACAATGCTAATCATGATTGGAAATGGGAAGGCGAAGACTTCGCAACTGAAGAAGAAGCACTCGCATCTCTTCAATCCAAACTTGGATATGTTGCACCTGCAAGTGACGAATCAAGTGACGAATCAGAAGGAGCATAGTGATGAAACTAAAAGAACAGGAGTACAAATTTGAATTGAATATTCAGTCGCAAAACGATATCACTTCGTTATGTCCTGATAACGACTTCTCAAGAATTGCAGAGATTCTCGGTGGAGAAAATATCACAACGAGCATGAACACAATCATTAAGATTGCATGCATGTTGAACAAAGGATATGAAGACCATCGGAAATATGATGATGATTCTTATGAAGTTCATTATCTGACAGAAGAGGCATGCCGATTCTTAACAATGAAAGAGGTCATGGAATTATCAAAGGAAGTGACCGAAAGCATGAACAAGGATTCGGAAGTGTCGGTTGAGACTGAAGAAATCAAGTCAAAAAAAAAGTAAAAGGGGACAAGATTAAGTTCAATCTTTCTTGGTTTCTCTTTTACGGAAGAAAACTCAATATGTCGAGGCAAGATATTCTATTCACTCGTTACGGAGAAATGATGGATATGATATCTTGCCTTGCGATTGATGAAGGAAGAATGAAATACAAAGCACCAAAAAAGAAATGGAAATTCGAAGATGTGATGAAACTTCGATAATGAAAGGAGCGTGAAGAAATGCCAACAAATATCGGACCTAAAATCGGAATAGAAGGTGAGGCACAGTATCGGAAACAAATCAACGATATCATCACGCAAACAAAGACTCTATCATCCGAGATGAAGAAACTGACATCGGAGTATGCAAAGGATGACAAGAGCCTTGAAGGAAATAGAAAGAAACGTGAGCAACTCACGAAAATAATAGAAAAACAAAAAGAGGCATTGCAGACTCAAACGAAGATGTTGGAAGAGTCAAAGAATGTTCTCGATGAAAACGGCAACCGAACAGAAGAACTCGCAAACAAAACAGAGAAGTGGCAACAGGTTGTCAATAACACACAAACCGAAATCAACAAATTACAAAATGAATTGAAAAACATGCCGACAACTCTTGACCTTGTTGGTGACAAGTTCCAAGAAGTCGGAAAACAAATGGAGTCGATTGGCAAAGGGATGACAAAATACATCACTGCACCATTGAGTGCGCTTGGTGTGTTATCAGTAAAAGAAGCATCGAACTTTACTGATGCGATGGCAAAGGTGTACACCATTGCAGATGAGACAGTTGTTCCGATGAATGACATGCAAGAAGCAATCACGCAGTTATCGAACGAAATGGGAATCGGTGCATCTGATATTGCCGAGGCAGTTTATACTTCCATCTCTGCAGGTCAAGATACTGCAGATGCAGTCAACTTCGTTGAGAATGCAACGAAACTTGCACGAGCAGGTTTCACAGATACTGCCAACGCAACCGATGTGTTGACCACAGTCTTGAATGCTTATGGAATGGAAGCAGAGAAAGTCGGACACATTTCAGATGTATTGATTCAAACTCAAAACCTAGGTAAAACAACAGTTGATGAACTTGCCTCTTCAATGGGTAAAGTCATACCAACTGCAGAAATGGCAGGTGTATCATTCGAGAACTTGAGTGCGATGTATGCATCATTGACGAAGAATGGTATTCAAACTAGATTCGCAACAACATACTTGAATGCGATGCTTGGTGAACTATCTTCAACAGGTTCAACTGTTGACAAGGCATTGCATGAAATGACTGAACACATTCAAGAAGGTGGTCTCTCTTTCAAACAGATGATGGAGAACGGATTTGAAATGACTGATGTTCTTTCGTTGCTAGATGAATACGCAAACGAAACAGGTCAAACGATGGCAGACCTTTTCGGTTCAGACCTCGCAGGAAGAGGTGCAGGTTCATTGTGGAGTCATGCAGAAGAAGTGAACGAGTTCTCGGATGCAATGATGAATGCATCGAATGGTGCAGGAGCAACACAAACTGCGTTTGAGAAATTACAAACTCCATCATTCCAACTTCAACAGTTATTGACTGAAATCAAAAACGGAATGATTGACCTTGGTTCGCAAATCTTAACAATGCTCATGCCTGCATTCCAAAGTCTAAAGACATCAATCGAAAATATGCTTGCATGGTGGAAGAATCTTGATGATTCAACGAAACAAACAATCATCACGATTGCAGGTATCATTGCAGTGGTTGGACCTTTATTGGTTGCAGTTGGAAAAGTGGTTGTGTTCATCGGTACATTGATGAAATCAATCGCAGTGATTAAAACTGCAATCGCAGGAGTTGGTGCCGTCATGAGTGGAGCGATATTGCCAATCATTGGTATCATTGCAGGAATCACTGCATTGATTGGTGTTGGTGTTCTCTTATATCAAAATTGGGATACTATCAAAGCGAAGGCACAAGAACTTTGGACATCTCTTGTGACTGCATTCCAATCAATCAAAGATGGTGTGATTCAAAAGTTCAATGAAATCGTTGAAGGTGGACGAACAATGATATCAAATCTTGCGAATGGTATTCTTGCAGGAATCGGATTGGTAACAAGTGCGATGACTCAAATCGTGACAGGTATTGTCAACACAATAGGAAACTTCTTGACATCTATGATTGACAAAGGTAGAGACCTAATCGCTAAATTAGGAGAGGGAATCATGCAGAGCGCATCCGATATCGTGACGAGAGTTCAAGAGATTGGTCGCAACATCGTTGATGGTGTTTGGCAAGGTATCAGTGGAGCAGTTGGGACATTCACTGCGAATGTAACGAAGTTCTTCAGTGGTATCGTTGACAATGTCAAGAGCACACTTGGAATCAATTCACCATCGAAAGTGTTCGCTCAAATCGGTCGATACATGGGACAAGGTTTGAATATTGGATGGGAACAATCCATGAAGTCATTCAATCCATCAAGAGATATCTCGATGCGTGTTGCATCTGTTGACATGCTCGCAGGGATTGGTGCATATGGAAACAACTATTCGTTCAATCCAAACATCACAATCAATGGTGATTATCATGAACGTGATGGAATGAACATTGCACTTTCACTCGATAGGTGGTTAGGAGCGCAAGTATGACAAGACAATTCAAATTGATAAATTCAAAGGGTGCAACCTTCAATCTAATGCGAAGGGATGCACTCTTTTATGTTCCGGATGGTTTAGGGTTTTCAATGAACTCGGAATATATGCAAATAGGAAACTCTTATCAATTGATTGATACAGAGGCAGAACAAAAGCGTGTCGGTGGAACGATGGTGTTCGATTCGTATGCGATATATGAAGAGTTCGTGAACTTCATCGGATTCACTCCGTTGAAACTTGCTTATAAACCATTAAACGAATGGGCATATCTCGATTGCAGTGTGACCATGCTTGCAAAGAGTGAGATTGATTACACTGACAGGAAATTGAAATGCAACATTGATTTTACAGGAACATCAAAGTGGTACATTCCTAGAAAGATAGAGCACACCTCTCCTGAAATTGAAAATGGAAAGAAATACACATATCGATATGACTATCAATACGCAGATACATTGAATGGTATTATTCGAATCACAAATCACTCATCAGAAGATTCTCCGTGCATCATAACTATATTTGGTCAGATAGTGAATCCAACTTGGTCATTGATTAAAAACAACCAAGTCATTCAAAGTGGGCAAGTAAACGGAACGATTGAAAGTGGAAACAAGTTGGTCATTTGTTCGAAAGATAATTCACTAGAGATTGCAGAATATAATGCAGACGGAACATTCGTTGCTAACAAGTATCAAGACTCGGACCCAAATCGAGAGAACTTCATATATATTCCAAACGGACAAACAACCTTGTTGATATCTTCGGATGTCGCATCCGAGGTTGATGCATACATCGAGGTGGAAGAGATTCATGAAACGATATAGAGTCGATATTTATGATAGAAACTTTGTCTTCAAGGATATGGGACAAACCTCATCTCCGAAGGTTGTTGTCGATTATTTAGTTCTCGAAAAATCATCGTGTGTGATTCCGAAAAAAATCAACGCAAGACGAGGAGACTTTGGTGTTGTTCGTGGCGATGACATTCTCTTTTATGGAATCGTTGTTGATTATGAATATGATGGGAAAACATCAACAATCACATTCGAGCAATTGACGAAACTGTTGGATGTTGAAGTGTTCGCAGATGCAAACGAATTGACAACGAAGACAATCGAACAATGGATGTCCGATAATCTTCGAAAGGTTTATGACGGAAGTGATTCCTTTCAGAACTTGACAGGAATGACAATCACACAATCATCTTCAACGATGGGGATGTACAACTATTCCGATGATGGAATATACAACCTCTATGATTTGACTGTTCACTTTTTCAAAACATATGGAGTGATATGTGATATCTCTTTGGATATTGTGACGAAGAAAGTTCTGTTCAATTTCAGACAAGTGACTGTGAGTGTTTGGAAACTAGAGACGAAGGTTGCCGATGTTCTTGATTACACAATCAAGGCATCAACTGAAACAGAGAATCCGAACAAGATGATATTTGAGAACGAGTTGGACAGGAGTCAATCAATAACCTACTATTGGCACCCAACAGAGTTCAGTGGAACAGTTGACACAGATGGAACTGTCAATCGTGTGGTTCCTGTTGTATCACGTTGCGCAATTGTTCAACCTCAAGATGAACAACTTGATTCAGAGAATAATGTTGTTCAAGAAGCAAAGACATTCGAGCAGGTCGCATATGAAGAAGCAGTGAATACAATGTATCAATCGAAATATGATGACCAAATCGAAATCACATTCAACACAGAATCAAAGTTGATTGACATCGGTGTGATTGGTCAATTGTATGTCATCATCGATGGTGACAATCAATATCCAACGATGCTCACAGGATATCAACGATTAAATGATAAACATACATTGATGACATTCGGATATGTCCGAACAAGATTGACTCAAATCTTGAAAATCGAAAGGAGAAAGAAATGAGAGTAATAAGAAGCGCAGGACAGAACGTATCACCATCGGATGATGCGAATCTGTTCGAACAAATATTCAATGATGGTCTTTTCGAAGATGTGACCATCGCATCATTAGGAAGTAACCAAGTATCGATTGATGCAATGTATGGTATCATGCAAGGTCGAGACTTTACTTCCGAATCACAAACGTTGACAGTCGAACTCCCAACGAGCGCAGATGCAACAGGATACATCTATGTTCAGTTCGATGTATCTTCAACCGAGGTCATTTCATTTGGAAGTGCTCTCGCACCATTTACACCAACATATGAAGACATCAACGCAACAGGAACAATCTGTCAAATGATTATCGCAGAATATACTGCGAACGCAGTTCAAGTAACAAACATCACACCTGTATATGATATCGCTCATACACTTGGAGCGAACAATGTGATTGATGTGGTTCTTGTGAATGGCAATTGGTCCAATGCGATGTACACAATCTCCAATGCTTTCATCAAAGCAGATTCAATCATTACATTGACATATCCATATACAATCACAGATGAGCAATATGAAGCGTTGCAAGATGCAGAAATAAGAAGCGCAAATCAAAGCGCAGGAAGTATCGTGATTCGTGCGCTTGGAGATGTACCAAGTATATCGATTCCTATTCAAATGATAATTGAGTGAGGTGACTTGCATGAAGACAGTTTTAAATAATCACGAATATGAAGTATATTCATCTAATGGTGGAACAACTTCTCTCACCTTGACATTGGTCAACGTGAAATCAATCGACACATTGATTGAAGATTCAAAAGCAACGAAAGAGGTCACCATTGTTGATGGTGAAAAGGTTGTGCAAGTGTATCGAGGATATACAGTTCTAAAGTCAGTCGAGAGAACTTTATCAAACGGAAACGCAATCGTTGTTTGGGAAACTGAAATCGATGATGTGAAGTCTCTCGAAATTATTACAGGTGAAAGACCAACAGTGGCAGAGGCAGAACATTTCAGAGCCGACATCGAAGACATCGCAACATTCGTTGATGATAAAGATGCAGAATCCAAAGCGTGGGCATTCCCAAGTTGGAAAACTGATACACCATACGCAGTAGATGAAAGAGTTCAATATGATTCACTATTGTATAAATGTATTCAATCACATACATCTCAAAGTGATTGGACTCCTGATGTGACTCCTGCGTTATGGAAACGTGTATCCGTTGAAGAGTTTCCTGAATGGATACAACCAACAGGTGCTCATGATTCATATTCCATCGGTGATAAGGTTTCACATGCAGGCAAACATTGGGAATCATTAGTTGATGGAAACGTATGGGAACCAAGTGAGAGCGTTCCTACATTGTGGAAAGAGGTGGCATGAGATGGCAATCGTGAATGAACTACCTTCTAATGTAGGAATGAAAAAAGAACTTCTATGGACAAATCCAAATCCAAATTCTTCATTTACTGCACAAAATATTACATTTCCAAATGGATTGAGTGCATATCAATATTTTCTAGTTGAGGCTAAAGGGCACATTTCAAATGTTCTATCAAATGTTATAGCTTATTCAATGTCGCCTGCTCAATTTACATATGCAATTATTGCAGTTGGTGGAACCTACAATGTTAGACAACTTTCACCTATAACAAATGGAATCAAAATTGAAGGCGCAAAGTCAAGTGGAACAGGTACTATTGATAATTCATACACTATACCTTTAAGAATCTATGGAGTGAAAGGAGAAATACGATAATGGCAATTATTAATAATCTTCCGAAACGTTCGGGGGGGGTAAGCATACGAATACTTATCAAGATATAACATTAGCAAGTGGGGTTGAATTTCTAACCGATGATACAAATCCACAACTCATATTAGATGGTGACTTGGTGCATATTGACATTGTATGCACACCAAGAAGTGGAAATATGAGCACAGGATGGAATACATTAGGGGAAGTACCTTCATACGCAAGACCATCAAAAGAAATAGGTTTCTTCACAGGAATCTTTGGGTCAGGGTTTTCTTGGAAAGCAGGCACTTGTGGAAAGATAAAAACTGATGGAACTATCCAAATATATTCACAAGAACAAAGAACAGGTATTGTAAGATTACCAATTATATTTACATATCATTTGAGTTAAAGGCAATCAATAAATGGTTGCCTTTTTATATGGAAGGGGGAATCGCTTATGTATAAATCACCACAACAATTTTATGATGCATTCAATGGCATAGGTGTGAATCGTGGTGTCGGATGGAACGATAGTGCTTTTGGTTATCAATGCGTTGCAGGATTCAAGGCATATTGTGAATTTGAAGGTGTGCCTGTTATTCCAACAGGGAATGGATATGCTGATGGGTACTGGTATGACAGATACAAAAATGGCATGAGTAAGTATTTCACTTTCATTGATGATATTTCTAAATTAAAACAGGGTGATTGGTGCATATGGGCACAGGGTTCATCCTGCAAATCAAGTCATATTGCGATGCTATGGAAAAAGGTGAACAAAACACATGCACAGTTCTTTGGACAGAATCAAAGTGGGCATCCGTATTTCACATTAGAAAATATTAAGCTAGATTTATTGGGTGCATACAGATTGAAAGAAGATGCACCACAAAAGATAAAAATGTATGGCATTGATGTTTCAAAACACAATTCTTTGGACATAGATATATCGCAATATGACTTTGTAATAATCCGTGCATGTTGGGGCACAAACGAAGACACCAAAGCAAATCAATGGAGATTGAAATGTGAATCGCTTGGGATTCCTTATGGAGTGTATTTATACACATACGCATTGAATGTGACAGATGCAATCGATGAAGCGAACTACATTTGCGACATGGTAAAGGATTGGAATATCCAAATGGGTATATGGATTGACATGGAGATGGATGCATACAAGCAAGAGCATGGTGTGACGAATCCAAATCTTATCAGTTCAATCTGTCAAGTGTTCTGTCAAACAGTTCAGAATCGAGGATACTACACAGGAATATATGCTAGTCAATCATGGTTCGGTTCAATGATTATCGGATGCGAAGAGTTTGACAAATGGGTTGCGTCATGGGGAACAAATGACGGAACGATTCAACGTGATACATCATCGATGGGAACGATGTTGCAATATACATCATATCCAAACCTAGACAAAGATGTATCCTATTGCGAACTCGAACACTATCGTTCATATCCGATGCAAGAGATTCCTGCACCAAGTGAACCGATTGAAGAACCAATCGAGGAACCTGTTGAGGAGCCATCTGAACCAAGTCAACCAAAACCATCGGATGATATTGTGATTCCTGAAATGCCGAAAGACGATTATCTTTTCAAAATGTCGAACAAGATGTATGACCTTCTTAAATTTGTGACTCACATAATTCCAATTCTTATCACGTTCTATGTTGCATTGAGTGATACATGGAAACTCCCTTACACAAAAGAAATAATCGCAACAATCACTGCCTTTGATAGCATGTTGATTGCAATCATGAATATGAGTACTATCGGCTACTCAAACAAGAAGAAAGGAGAGTGATTGATGTGGATACGATTACATTAGGGCAAATAAGCGTTGCAATTGGTTTCTTGGTTGCATTGATTGGTGGTGTGAAATACATCCTCACCGACATGAGGAAACTCATCAATAAAGCACTAGAGCCAACAAATAAAAAGATTGATGAACTAGAAGAGAAATTGATGAACGAAATCAAATCAACTGATATGAACTCAACCAAGAATTTTTTAGTCACACAAATCAACAATGCAAAACATGGAGATATGGATGAAATCTCCAAGCAAAGAATGTTCGAGCAATATGAACACTATTTGAAATGTGGTGGGAACTCTTACATCAAGAATGAAATTGATAAGTTGAAGAAAGAAGGAAGAATATGATTCGATGGACAACACCTACTTTGAATATCCAAATCAATCCGAGCGATATCGAGATTGAGAAAGTTATTCTTTCATTATTCGATGAGAGAAACTGCAAAATGTTAGAGTTCGAAATCCCTCAATCAGAAATCACAGATGGTGCATTCACTGTCACATTGACACAAGAGCAATCGCAGATGTTCGCAGAGAAATCATCCGTGGTAGCACAGTTGAACATCATCAATGGTGATTCGAGACTTGCAACAAATAAACAGATTCTCAAAGTCGAAAGGAATCTACACAACAAGGAAATTGAATTATGACAGAATTGAGTTTCACAATAGTCGAAGAGAATCAACTATCATTCAATATTGAAGAAGAGAACATCACATTCAACCTCGACCTCAACTATCAAGTCATTGGTGGTGTTCCTTGGTATGAGGGGGATTATGAAGTTATTCCGAAGACGATTCCTCAAACATTAGAGACGAACAACCTTCGGATGCATGACGATGTATTCGTGCATGAAATACCATATGCAGAGACATCGAACGAATATGGAGCAACAGTATCAATTGCTAGTTAGAAGAGAGGAGAGAACAATGGCAAAGAATAAAATCATATATGGTGGTGAGGTCTTAATTGATTTGACTGCCGACACAGTAACTGCTGATAAGTTGGCAAGTGGTATCACTGCACACGATAGAAGTGGTGCAATCATCACAGGAACAAACACATACGATGCAGACACAACAGATGCGAACGCAACTGCATCCGAAATTTTACTCGGACAAACTGCATATGTTCAAGGTTCAAAAATTACCGGTACCATGCCGAATAATAACGGAACAAGTGGAACCATCTCAACAGTTGATGGTGAATACACTATCCCTCAAGGATACGCAGATGGAAGTGGAACAGTATCAATTGCCGATACGGAACAAGCAAAAATCATTCCTGCTAATATTCTACAAGGGGTCACGATTTTAGGGGTAACGGGAACGTTACAACCTTCATCGGACATTCATATTGAAGCAAGTAAGACAGTAACACCATATACTACTGCTCAAACCATTCTTCCATCAACTGATTACGATGCGATGGCTCAAGTAGTAGTTGAAGCGATTGCATATACCGAAACACCAAACGCATACGGAACAACTGTCACGATTGGAACAGTCGCACCATAAGAGGTGATTCAAAATGGCAACGAATAAAGTTGTGTTTGGTGACCAAACTCTTATCGATTTGACTGATAGTACATTGCAATCATCAGATGAAATCATCAATGGTGTGACTGCATACGATAGAAGTGGAACACTATTGACAGGAACTGCGAACTTCATGGATTTAGTTTCGAATCCAACTGCGAATGATATTCTTGTGACAGATGCAAATGGACAGGCGATTGATTCAGGAGTTCAAATTGGAAACGTTGCGATGCAAAGTGATATCCCTGAAGTCGCAACCGATTCGGTGTATGGTATTGTAAAACTGAACACATCTGAAAGTGTATCATTGAACGCAGATGGGCAACTTGATATCGGTGGTCGGCTTGGACAGTTTCCAAGCACAACAGGAATCTATCATTCGAAAGATAGAGAGCCGAGAGCAGTCGGCGACTTTTCGTTTCTCATAACAGATGCGAAGGGTGTCAATCTTAACGCACCAAGAACGTTCGCTCTATTAACAGGAGTCAATATAAATCTTTCAAAGAGTCATCCTGCAGGAAGTACCACATACACAGTGACAAACAATTACGCAAATAGAATTGCGTGTTCTGTTTTAGCAAATGGTGGATATCTTTCATTAAGTGAAGCATATGCGAAAGAGAACCAAATTGTTCCTGTGACTTCTGTGACAATCGGTGGTCAATCATATGTTCCGAACAGTGGTGCGAACGATAGCACCAAGCCAATCACCATCACAGTTTCATCGAGTGCGAATCCCACAAGTGCAGTCACACAGTTGAGAGCGTTTGGTGGTGTCACAGGTGGATACTGTTCAGAGTATATCGGTCAGGCAGTTGGTGGTGGTGCAGGAGCATCATTGATAATCGGACAACGTGTAGTATCTACATCAGGGAATGTCAATTGCATTGTATCTGCAGATTCTTACAACACAGGGAACGGAAATGCGATTTTCGGAAGACAACACATATCGAGAAAGAATCGTTCATTCCTAGCAGGAACAGGACATGATACTACAAACGCAAGAAGTGAGAGTGTATCGGCTTTAGGCGAATGGAGTGACTTATCATCAAGTGAAACATTGTTCGCAATCGGTGATGGTACTTCTCATATTGCTAGAAGTAACGCTTTCGAAGTGCGAGACCAATGCATCGTGTTGAAATCACCAAATGGAACCAAGTGGAAAATAACTGTTGATAATAGTGGAAACCTAATCACAACATCAATCTAATACAGAGGCAGAAATGCCTCTTTTTTTTATTTTCAAAAAAGTAAAAAAAACTCTTGCATAGTTATTGCACTATATGATAGTATAGAATTGTCAAAGGACAGAAGAGGAGATAAATAAAATGAAAAACAACTACATGAATGATGAAGAAAGAAACAGAGACATCGATGAAATGATTAAGTTATTAGAAAAAGCAAGAGAGGATGAAAACTACTTATTCGAAGTTGAGGGATGGCTCAAAGGAACGTTAAAGGCAAGAGAAAGCGAAAGAAAAGCATATTATAAGGAACTAAAAAAA